TAAATTATTGTTTAAGTTGATAAGCGAATTTCTCTCATCTAAGTTAATATTTGAGATTGGAATTTTTGTCATATTTGAAACAACCTCATAAACCAATTCTTCAGGGATAGTTCTTTTACTACTTCTTAGGTGGTCCTCAAACTTCTTTTTCTCTGCTTCTAATTTAGATAATATGTTTCGTTCTCTATCGCGAAGTTCTGCAGCTTGTTCGTAATTCTGTTGTTTGATAACTCGATACTTCTCTTGTTTGATATTGGAAGCTTCTACTTTAAGTTGTTCAATACTTTCAGGTAATTTAATATCAATTTGCATTCTTGCTCCCACCTCATCTAAAATGTCAAATGCCTTATCTGGAAACTCACGATCGGTAATGTAACGATCCGCTAATTCAACAAACGTCCATAGTGTGTCATCATCATAAGTTACTTTGTGATGATCTTCATACTTCTCCTTACTTTGTTTTAGGATTTCGAAGGTTTCTTCTTTTGTGGATGGGTCAACTACCACTTTTTGGAATCTTCTCTCTAAGGCTCCGTCTTTTTCGAAGTTTGTTCTATACTCATCTAATGTTGTTGCTCCAATACATTGGATTTCACCTCGAGATAATGCCGGTTTAAAGATGTTTGACGCATCTAAAGAACCTGAACTATTACCAGCACCAACTATGGTATGGATTTCATCGATAAATAAAATGATGTTCGGAGTTGATTGGAGTTCCTCAATGATTACTTTCATTCTCTCCTCAAACTGACCACGATATTTGGTACCAGCGACAATGGAATTCATATCTAATGAGACGATTCTCTTATCCATCAAGTTTTTAGGGCATTCTCCGTTATGTATTAACATTGATAATCCCTCAACAATCGCAGTTTTACCCGCCCCTGGTTCACCAATAATAATTGGGTTGTTTTTCTTTCTTCTTGATAGAATTTGCGCAATCCTAATAATTTCCTTTTTTCTCCCGATAACAGGATCTAATTTCCCCTCTTCCGCTAATTTGTTTAAGTCCTTACTAAAGTTATCTAACACCGGTGTACCACCATCAGATTTCTTTTTCGCCTTTTCATTGTTGTTTTCGCCCGCAAATTCTTCTAACATAGTTTTTCGTTTTTTCAAATACTAACAAAAATTAAACAAAAAGTCCAATATTGTAAAATTGTCAGTATAATTTATTTACAACTGACAAAATGTCAGTATTAGTTGTTTGGCACAAATTTAGTAAAAAATGTTGTAACATAAAAATAAACTTAAAAATAAAATAAAGAATGTTTAATTGGAAAGAATTTGATGAGATGATGAACGAGATGTTTTCATTCCCATTTGATAATAAGGGATGGGATAAAAAAACATTTAAATCATCTGACGGAACTACGTCATACACAATTATGACTAAAGGATTTGGTGGTGAACCTAAATTTAATGAACTTGAGTTTTTAAAAGCTAAATTAGAAAAGGCGGTTGAGAACCAAGATTTCGAACAAGCGGTAGAATTGAGAGATAAAATAAAAAGTTTTGAGGAAAACAAAGAAAAAATTTCGGAATTACAATCCAAATTAGATGAATGTGTGAAAAAACAAGAATACGAAAAGGCGATAGAATATCGAGATAAAATAAAATCTCTTAAATAATAAAGATCCACCTTCGGGTGGATTTTTTTTTCATATATTTATAGTTATGGAAGGATGGAAAAAATTTGCGGAATCTTTGGGGATAACAGAAGAGTTAGAAAAAACATATCTCAAAATTAGAGAAGTATTCCAAAGAGAGGGATGGTCACAAAAAGATATTGAAAGTCCCCCTTATTACCCAAACGATTTAATGTTTTTACACTCAAAATTTCAACCATTGATGAAGGAGGTACATCAAACAATTAGAGATTATGGATTTAAGGTTGACGGGGATGATATTCATTATTATATTATGGATAAACTTCGTCATATAGATGACATAACCCCATTAAATTAATATATTATGGCAATAACAAGCGAAACAATTAGCGGAACTACAATTTTAAATGAAGTTCAATCATCGAATATTGTGAGAACACAATACGATACTATCACCAAAAAAATGATTGCGGAATTTAAAAATGGTATGAGATACGAATATGAGGATGTTCCTCACCAAATGTATACCGAATTTAGATCAGCACCATCACAGGGGAATTACTTCAATATTAGAATTTCCAAAAACCACAAATACAAGAAACTAGTTTAAGATTGTATTTATATATATGAATACAAAAGAACTTCTTAAGAGTTTTAAACCTCAATCTGAATTAAACCCTAAAATTTGGTATCTACCAAATGAAAAACATATGGGCGATCCTGAGGGTCAAAAATATAAGATGAAACCAGAAGTTAGGGAACGTCTATTAGAAATTGCAAATCAATTTTTGGATTATCTTAAAATTGATATTATAGTTACGGACATAGTTTTAACTGGTTCATTGGCAAATTATAATTGGTCAAAATATTCCGACTTTGATATACATATTATTGCAAACTTTCAACAATTCCCACCAGCACAAATAGATCTGTATAAGGAGCTCTTTATGTTGAAAAAGACCCTATTCAATAAAAATCACGATATTAAGATATTCGGATATGAAACGGAACTTTACGTTGAAGGTGAGGAGGATGCTCATTTCTCAAGTGGAGTTTACTCTTTATTGTATGATGAATGGCAACATAAACCTGAAAAGGAAGATGTTAAAATTGATAAAGGTACCGTTGATCGTAAAGCAAAACAATGGATGGATATCATTGATGGGGTATTGGAGAATATTGAAGATGAGGACATTGATGACTCAATAGATTTAATTGAGAAATATAAAGAGAAATTAAGTAAGTTTAGAACTTGCGGTCTTGAGAAAAACGGAGAATATTCATCCGAGAACTTGGTATTTAAAATATTAAGAAGAAATGGTTACCTAGAAAAATTAAGGGGAGCCCCAAGTAAGATTCTGAATAAAGGGTTATCAATGAAACAATAAATACCCAAAAACTAAAATATTCTTATAAAACGATATATTTATAAGAAAAAAATAATTCACATTAAATAATATAATTATGGCAGGATTAAAACCTATCGGTAGTGAAAAACTTGAAGGAATGGATAAGATTAGACGAATAATGGAAATTGCTCGTTATAACGAAAATACACCTCAATCATTAAACGAATCAAACTCTAGTGAATATAAAATTTCTTTAGCGGATGGTAACTCTTATGAAATCGTAAAAGAAAGACAAGGGTATATCATTAAACAATCAATCAATGAATCTGAGGCGGATTATATTGAACCTATGAAAAGTAGAAAATATTACCCGTCGTATTCTCAAGCGTTGAAGAGATTGAACTTGATGACTAAGGAGATTAACACTCTTTATGAGAACGAAGAAGGTACTTCTCTTTTTGGGGAGCAAAAAAAAAAGTTCATACTAAAAACTCCTAAAGCTAAAACAACAGCGGCTCCGGCAGCTGAACCAGTAATACCTGAAGTACCAGCACCTGTGGATGCTGAACTTCCCCCTGCTCCTGATATGGGAGGTGAAGGGGCGATTCCACCCCCACCAGATATGGGTGGTGAAATGCCTGATATGGGTGGTGAAATGCCTGATATGGGTGGTGAAATGCCTGATATGGGTGGTGAAATGCCTGATATGGGTGGTGAAGAAGAACTTGATATCGATGTTGAGGAAAAACCAAAAGAAAAAAAGGTTTCGGATCTTAAAAGAATACAGATCCTTGTTGGTAAGTTAGCTCAAAAAATCAGATCATACGAAGAAGAAAAAGAACTTTCAGCTCAAAACGTTAAATATGTTATTAATTCAATCCTATCGGCAATTGACGTTGATGTATTGGATGAAGATGATATTGAAGAAATCATTGGTAAATTAGAAGGTGGTAATGAGGATGATGAAGATGGGGAAGACGTATCTTTCGAAGAAGAGGATATTGAAGGATCTTCTGATGAAATGGAAGATGAGATTACTCCTCCACCGGCACCAGGTGATGAAGAACCTGAAATGAAAGAAACATATGATAGTTATGGTGAAGCGTTTAGAGATTATTTACCGGGAGCCTATGGTAATGTTGCACTTAGAGGAATGAGTGGTGAACAAACAGAATCCGAATTAGATGAAGAGGATGACGAATACAACAAAGAAAGAAGAAGAGGTAGAAGACATTATCCGGCTGTTGATAGTTTTGAACACGGAACTTTCGGTGAGTCATCTGTAGATAAAGTTTTATCTAAATATTTTACTTTAACTGATGAAGAAAAGGTAAAAAAAGAAAGAAGAACTAACGAAAACTACAAACAAAACAAACAAAACATTATTAAACTTTCAGAATCTACAGAACAATTAGACGTTGCGTTGGATTTCGTTAGAGAAAACCCAAGAGTTAAATTAATGGGTTTAAGCAACAAAGGTAATTTAATCTTCAAAGAAGGTATAAATGAAGTTAGAATAACAACTGAAGGTAATATCATATGATTAAATTAATTTATATAAATGGTTTGGGTCCTAATTACAAGGGGGATAACATTTATGAATTTATTTTTTCTGACACTTTAGAGGTTTTTGGTGAAAACTGGGAATCAAAACCAGCAAACGGATATCCATCACCACCTGATATGGAATATATTAGAAAAGTGGGGACAATGATAAATGAAGAAATTTCATTTGAACTAATACAAGATTCCGATGTGTTTTCGGTGTTAGATTCTATGGATGGAGTAATTGCTTTAGGTTGGGAAAAAGAAACTGATAACGTTGATTTTTCTTTAGTTAAACGATTGGTGTTTAATTTTGGTGACACCGAAGAAGATATTAAAAACAAACTATACGAAAGAGATATAGTATTACAATTTGAAAAGGAAGTGGTTTATGAAAAGTAACAAAAATATAATTTTTTTAATTGAGAGCGGTCTTTCAGCAAAGACCGTTGCTAATTTAAGTGAATCTCAAATAAAAGTTCTTGTTGAGAAATTCAAAAAAGAAACTGAGGAACAAGTTCAACAAAAACAAACCACAACCACTACGGTTGGACCTCAGGGCGGTGTTGTTCCGTTAAAACCGGGTCAAACTCAAGTTAGTTTAAAACCAGCACCAAATGCCGCACCTGGTACTATGGAAGTCGCTGAGAAAGAAATATCTGAAGATGAGACGGATGACGTTACATCCTCAAATGCTCAAGGTGATAATGAATTACAATCGTACACAGGACAAGAAGCACCTCACGATGCAAATGATCAAGCTCCTGATGGAATGGATGATGATTCAGATAATGACAGATCTAATATGGGTATGGCGGAATCAACAATAAGTGAAAAATTCGAATCTAAAGCACAACAAGGTTTATTTTGGTCTCGTTGTGGTAAGGGTAAAACAAAAGAAGAAAAAAAATGGTGTAAGATGGCAAAAGAATTCTCTGATTCCACAACCAAAAAAGATTACAAAAAAATGCCCGAGAAAATTCACCCAGAAAAATCGGTAAAAGTTAAAACTAATGAAAATTTAGAAAAGTTCTTAGAAGAAAAAATTTCTGAAATGGTTGAGATGAACATAATGGCGAAAATGTCAAAAAAAGATCTTCTTGAGACGATTAAGAAAAAAACTAAGAATCAAAAATCAATGATTATCCGTAGACCTAAAAAGGTAACTATGTTTTCTGATGAGGCTCCAATGGAGTTACCAATCAATAAGATGTTTTCCATAGGGAAAAAGTAGTATTTACAAGAAAGGGTCATAATTGATATTTATATTATATGGCTTTAACTAAAGAACAAGTAATGATTGAGTATGTGAAGTGTCTTCAGGATACTCCATACGCATTAAGAACATACTTACAAACTTACGATAACACGGTTTCAAAATACGTCCCACTCGAACTATTTCCCGATCAAGTTTCACTATTAGATGATTATGAAAATTTTGAGGAAAATATTGCGTTAAAATACCGTCAGGCGGGTGTATCAACGGTAACCGCCGCTTGGATATCAAAAAGATTGGTATTCGCTAAGAAAACTCAAC